AAACTTTTATGGGCAGTCGGTCTAGTAAGTCTAAGCTCCTTGATAAGCCTAATAGTAAACCTACTAAGCTAAGTACAAATATCAAAGGCACAATTGCAGAGTACCAAGAGATTGTAAATCTAAGTAGGCAAGGGTTGTGGGTAGCAAAAGCTTGTGATCCACAATGTCCATTTGATTTAATTACTGTTTCACCTACTGGCAAAGTCCAATTGCTAGACATAAAAACAAACACATTTAGAAAAAATGTAAAACCTTACAGAAGAAAAATTTGGCGATCACCTACTGCCAAACAAAAAAAACTAGGTATAAAAATTTTAATGGTAGATCATTCTAATGACTAGGGAGCTAATTATGAATTACTATTTTACAGGTGTTCTAATAATACTATTTGTGTTGTTAGCAATATTTGGTAACCCAACTAATTACTAATGAAAAACTTAAAACTATCTGAGAACACAGGCATACAGTTACCAGCTAAAAACCTTTTAATGATCGTAGCTGGTGCAGTTGTTGCAACGATCAGTTTTTTTGAATTAGAAAATCGTATTGGCTCACTTGAGACAAGTAGAGAATTATTTGAAGCTGATTTATTAAAAAAATCAAATCAATTACCAGTAGATCAAGAACAATTTATGTTGCTAGAACACATAGCATCACAAGTAGAAAATATTCAAAAAGAAATGGAAACAATGAGAAACAACAATGTCAATATAAACTATGCAATGAAAGACATTGAAAAAATAAAAGAAAATTTAGAAAATCTAAAAGATAAAGTTAGAGCTAATGGGAGTCATTAATGGAACAGATGGTTATAGCTTTACTTTTACTGGTCAACAACGAAATCAAAGAAGCAAGATTGCAACCTAATTTAAGCACTTGCTTATCTGGAAAAAGAGAAGCTACAAGACAAGTATCTGATAATATTGAATACAGATGTATCAAAACAAAAGCAGAATTAGAAAAAAATATTGATGGCTCATTCTCAATTAAGAAATTGATTGTAGAATGATAGATAGAATTTTAATAGCATTTTTTGGTTGGCTAGATAGCCTTAGTGAAAAACTTAACGATGTATTAACATTTGATTTTCCTAAACCAAAGAAAAGAACACACAAAAAAAAATGTAAGAGTTGCAGTTGTGATTGTCATTGCAACGCAGAGTTTCACCTACATCATTGGGATGGTGATGTATGTACTTGTGAGGATTGTATATGTACGAAGAAGTCAAAGAAGAAATAAAAGCCTGTGAGGGTTATGTAAATAAAATTTATAAATGTAGTGAGGGTTTTGACACTATATTTTATGGTCATAAGATTACACCTGATGACGATTATGAACATGGTATTGAATATACTAAACAAGAGGGTGAGCTTGTTTTTGAAAGAGATTTCCAAACAACATTAAGTGCAGCAGAAAGATTGATAGGGGATAGACCAATTAATAATACAGCTAAAGAAGTTATTATTAACATGGTTTACCAAATCGGTGAGGGTGGAGTTAGTAAGTTTAAAAATATGTGGAAAGCACTAGACACAGAAGATTATGGTGAAGCTAGTTTCCAAATGCTTGACTCAGTTTGGGCAAAACATCAAACACCTAATAGAGCAAATAAACTTGCTAAAAAAATGCAATCAGCAAAAGAAGTATAGGAGATTATTATGTGGTTTAATATAGCTGCTAAGCTAGTTCCAGGTATGATTAAGACTGGTATGTCTATAGCTGCCAACAGGAGAAAAGTAAAAGAACTTCAATCTGTTGCAGAAATGCGTCATGCAGAAAAGATGGCTTCTGGAGAAATTGAATGGAAGCAGCAAACAATTTCTGCTCAAAAAAACGACTTAAAGGATGAATTTGTTTTGATTTTAATTAGCATCCCCCTCTTGATCGCAGGTTGGGGAGTCTTTTCAGAAGATGAACAAATTATTGCAAAGCTAGATACTTTCTTTGAACAAATAAATAATTTTCCTTTATGGCTACAAGGTTTGATTGTTGGTGGCTATTCAACTGTTCTAGGTATCAAAGGTGTTTCTACTTTTAAAAAAAAATAGATGTCTGATAACCTAGATTTGATTAACGAATACAAAGAGCAAGTTCGTATATTAAAGCAAGAAGTAGC